GGCATCAGTTCCAATGGCCTTGTCGAGAATGTCTTTTGAACTGAAATAATTATCCATCCTGCTCCCTCCGTAGTGCGGCTTCCTCGCGGGTGAGGAACACGGTTTTGCCAATTTCATTCAATGGGAAAGCACAGGTTTGAGTATGGCACAGGATGTCTCCACCTTTTAACAGAGAAACATACTGAATTGTCGTTCTTTGAATGAGGCTTGGCTTTGTCTGGAAAATGTTTAAGTATTTTGCTTGCGCCCAAACTTCTTTCCCGATCATCCTGTCCGCCTGGGCCAGTTCACGGAGTCTCGTCTCCGAAATCCCGCAAAAATCCATCTTATCCCGCCTTTCTTTGATGGGGCTTTTCTTCGATTGCCCGTTCGACACTCCATCCAGATTTTAGCCTACTATAAATTATCCCGCGACTATACCCAAGTGCTTCTTCCCAGCCACGAACGGTTTTTGTCTCTCCGTTATAAGTGATATAGTGGCAACACCTGGTATTGTTTCCTTGCTCTTTTGGTGTCGCCCAACGACAATTTTCCGGCTCATAATTCCCGTCGTTATTTATCCTATCAAGCGTTAGATTATCCTGATAGCCATTAGATAAAGCCCAATCCCTAAACGGGATAAACTCCTCCCATTCTGCGCAGACGCTTATCCCACGGCCACCATATAGTTCATACGCCTTATTGGTTTCTGTTTCGCACCTTGCCTTCATATTGCTCCAAATTCTATAAATTCGGCTATGGCTCATTCCGTGCTTGTATTTCGTTTTAGACCGGACCTCTTTTTGGTAGCAACCGCAACTTTTCACTTGCCCACTCGTGAGGTTGTTCGTTGTCACAACTGCCTCGCCGCCACAATCGCAAACACATTTCCACCGTTGCTTGTGCCCTTTTGCCGTTCCATATAATTCAGTAACTGTTAGCCTCCCGAATTTTTGTCCTACCAAATTTGGTTTCTTTCCCATGCTCACCCCTCCTCCGGGCCGCGCCACTTAAAGCAATCGTTCACATAAAATCCGGGGCATTCTGCGGTTTGTCCATTTTCCCCTACTGGTGGCAAATCATACTCACAAAGTCCGCAAAGGTCTATTCCTGTTGTCTCCAGCCGATATTGATTCACCACAAATGTCAGATCACTGACCGCCGCATCCCTCTCCCGCTTCACCTGTTCCAGCTCGGCCAATACAGCATCCCGGTCTTTCTCCGCGGCACATCCACCCTCGGAGCGATGGCCTTTACGGTAGTTTTCCAGCTCGGCCCGCAGCTTCTCGTTTTCTTCCTGGAGCGTGGAGAGGGCGGTGGCAGCGTCAAGCGCAACGAATCTTTTCAAATCCTTCCCTTCAAAATATCCATTTAGCTGCTCAATCAGCTTCTCAATGTCCATCACTTTCCCTCCTCCGGCGGCCCATCCCAGGCCGTCCAGTATTGTCCGTACAGATCCATAGAAAACGGCTTGATGTGCTTGCAGTACAGATACCCATCCCTGCACCCCTCTGCAATCTCCAGGCCGCCCCATTGGAGCTGGGCTATCCCTGCTCCCTCAATGTATATTGCGGTCTCCTGGGTGATGGATTCCAGCTCCTGGCGGGTGTATTGGCGTCTCATGGCGATACCTCCGGCGGGCGGCGGTATAATAAATATCTTTCCCCATAGTCAGCCGCACAGAAGGTTTTAAATCCATCAAAATCACAGCACGTCCACCAATCTTCTGAAACATTTTTAACCAGCATGAAACGGGGCTTGTGTAATCCAAATGCAAGATTGTGTACCCATAGCGCATTTACACCATCCATCTCCCGCAGCTCCTTCAGCGTCAGCGGATCGTTCGGCGCTTCGTTAGGGACATTATTGCCCTCACCAGGCGGTGCGGGGAGTGGCATCCAGTGGGTGATTCCAGCGCCGTCATAGATTCTATCCCAATGATATTTCCATCGTTCTATCATTTTCCCTCTAACCTGTGCACGCTCCCAAATCATCGGTGCTACATGGCCATTTTTATCGCAAGAAATAACCATTTTGCTGCACCAATCCTTCTCTGGCAGTTCCGGAAGCCTTTCCTCCACGCTCACCCACTCGTTCTGAGGGGTGAGGGTGGGCGCAGTGCCTGTTCCGTTTCTTGCTCCGCAGCGGCGGCAGAAAATAAAATTTTCGTTGAACGTTTGCTCCCCGAAGTCCTCTCGGAACTCATGATAATCGTGGCAATTCGGGCAGATATATTGAGTTGTACCCCTTTCTGTTTCTCTACGTATCCATCCCATCCGTTTTCTCCTTCCCGTAGGGCAACCACCTACTGTTCCACTCTTTTATCGCTCCACGTTTTGTGAGCTTCCAGCCCGAACCAGGTATAGTTGATCTACCGCAGCGGGAGCAACAAACGGAGAATCGCAGTCTCCACCGTCCAACCCGTCTGACTTTGGTCTCTCCTCCACAATACGGGCAAGGTTTAATCGCCCTTACCATCGTTCAGCTCCTCCCATCTCTCCATCACCATCTCCACGGCCTCGTCCGTCATGGGCGCGCCGCAGATAGGGCAAAATTTGGGTATTCTCGTCGGATTCAGCCGTTTGGGACTTCCAGGTGAATCGTTATGGTCCATTTCAATTCTAACAATTTTAATTGTATGTTTTTTTACAGTATTCGCACCCAGACCACACCTTCTCCACATGCTCCTGTGCAATCATTTAGCACCTTCCAATCTGCTCTTTGCGACCTCGAATATCGCAAGGTCGTTTTCCATTCCAATGTATTTTCTGGCATTCTGTAAACAAGCAACTCCGATAGACCCGCTTCCCATGCAACAATCCAGTACTGTGTCTTCCGGGTTTGTGTAAGTAAGTATCATCTGTTCGCACAACCAAACAGGCTTTTGCGTTGCATGTAGACATGATTTTTGTTTGTCGCTCGGCCCTCGCAAAACATCACGGGGGTAACGGTCTGTACTGTCATATCCCGTTTTCCCGTAACCATGATACACTTCCCCTGTCCTACAGTTCCGTTTATGCGCCGCAGTTGAAACTTTTCGTTCGTGTCCGTGAGTTATCTGTGGGTTGTAGGTTGGCAAATGGTCGTAGAATATCAGGATGTTTTCGTGAGCTTTCATCGGCATCTTTTTAGCATTTAGATGCCCAGTAGCTTGAGTCTTTTCCCAAATCCACTCATAGCGCAGTTCATTCAGATTGCTGCACCCTAAAATCTTATCAAATGGGGTCTGTGCGAACAGAGCCTTACATCCACCTTTGCGCACTACTCTCTTTGCCTCATGCCAAAACCTATTGAGATCAATGGGTGTGTCCCATCTGCAGTTTGTCGTTCCATATGGGAGGTCGGTAAAAAGGAAATCCACGCAATCATCCGGCAATCCAGCCATGAGATCTATGCAATCTCCGTATATCAGTTTACATTCCAGCAGCACCCCCGCATCCGTCAGGCGCTTGGCCGCCTCATGGTCGCCCAGCAGGGCGCGCGTCTTATCGTCCATCGTTCGGTTCCTCCTTTATCAGCGGCCATTGAGAAATGCCATCCTGGCTTGCGGAGACCTACTGTTTGATGGCAGGTTATTCCGAGCCCTCCATGCGGCGATTGGATTTTTTGATAAGCCAAAGTGCTTCCCAATCTTGATATCGCTCATGCCCTTCTGGTACAGTTGCATACATGTTGCCTCGTCAAATACAGCCTTTGGCCTCCCGTTTGGATTCGGCGGGGTGCGTTGAACTGTCTTTTTCTCTGTGCAGCGTGCGCCCGGCGGGCAGATCAAAGAGCGGGCATGCCCGGTATAGCCTATGTAGTCGCAGCAGTACAGCCCGGCGGTGATATAGCATCTGTAGATGCAGTCAGCACAGTGCTTATCCACGGGACAGCCTCCTGCGAGCATACTCTGCCATTAATAGGGCCTCTGCCATACCGTCATTGTCTTTTCGACCGCCCTCTTTTCGCAAATTAGCGGTAGGGAACAGCCGCTTGCACACCTGAATGGAACTGTTTTTGTCCCCGGTGATGGAAAACTCTTTTTTCCATTTCTGCGGACGTACTAGTTCATAAGGGATTCCGAAAGCTGTGAGAAGCCCTTGGATAAAACCGAAGTTCTCTCCAAAGTGAAACATGGAGTTGACTCCCTGTCCCGTCATGGCTCCCACATGCTCCAGGCATACGATGCAGTCCGCTTCTGAAAACTCCAACTCGTCTGCATATGACTGCGGGCCATAAGGGACAATTCGGAAAGTCCTGTCCTCCTTAAGCACTGCCATAGCTCCGTTTTTCCCCGGATCAATTCCGATGTATGTCATGTTGATTCCTCCAACGCCAGCCGTTCGGCCAGCCCTCCAATCATCTGTTTTATGTCGCCGGGCAGCGCCTGGAACTCGGCCTCCTGCTTGGCCCGCTCCTGATAGGAGCGCTGGAAGTTGGAGCCGATGACGCTCTGCACTGTATTGGCATCCATCCGTGCCCAGGCTTTGAGCTGCTCCGGTGTCCCCACCAATCGGCGGAGCATGGGCGGCAGCCGCTTGAACTCCTCCCGGCTGTTGTAGGCCGACCGCTGTACGGCCCGCCATACCAACCCCCAAGCCTCCTGCGGGGCCATCTTTGGCCGCTCCGTAAGCTGCCTTATCTTGGCCTTTACCGCGCCGATGTGGGGCGGATAGCCCTTGCTGTCGGTGGCGATCAGCGCCTTGACGGCGGCGGCCACGATTGCGGCGTCATCCTCGGCAAACATGTCTGTCCACAAGGAAATAGTGTCCAATGCCTCCTGCCGCCCCACGTCCCGGTAAAACTGCGGGTAGGCACCACGGAGCACAGACATGAGCTTAATCACGTCTTCGCGTTTCACACGATGCCCTCCTCTCGGGCAATATCCAGAAACACATTTCCGCCCCTCCGCGGGGCCTGCCCGGATTTGAGCCGGTCGAAGATGATGCCCTGCCAGTTGTTGGCCATGCACTCCCCGATCAGGTCTATCACAGCCTGTTCCCCGTAGGTCTCCGCCGCCTTCTGCACCTGAGTCACCAGAGACTGGAGGCCCGTGGGCTTGTAGTCCTGTCGCTTCTCATGCTTGTACCGGATCCAGGCGGCAAAGGCACCCTGTAGGGCAGGCGAGGCCCCCGGAAGGGGGGGATGGGGGGTAATTAACATTTGTTCTTTATCTTGTACTTGTTCTTTTTCTTTATCTTGTACTTGCTTTCGCTCAGCCCTTGCTTCCGTTTTGCTTTCGATTTTCTTCTCATTTGCTTTCGGCTTGCTTTCCGTTTGCTTTGGCCTCCCCCCGGACTTGCCTGCCTCTGATTTCCGCCTGCTTGCGTCTAGGTTTGGCTTACTCAGCTCAAACGCAATCGCGGCGGAATCAGGCAGTTTATCAAGGTCCGGGAGTATCCCGGTGAGCGCATAGGCGCATATTGCGTCGTATGCGTCACACCGGGCCGCCTTATTACGGATGCGGGAAACAGCCCGGAAGAAAGAAGCGTAGAATGTAAACTGTTCCCTGTCCATAGGTACACCTTAAAATGGCAGTTTCCCGCCATCATCGAATGACTCGCCAAATTGACCAGACGAAGAAGGCTGAGACCAATCGCTAGAAGCGCCCCCAAAGGCGGGAGAGGGCTTTCGGTTCTCTGACAGGCGTTTGAGTTCCGGCACCTTGAAATCTCCCTTTTGGATCGCCTGGATAGAGCGGGTCTGATACACATACAGCCGCGTCTTTACGTCCCCGGTGTTCTTGGCGTACTCCTCCTCGCCTAGCACTACGCCGAAACGACAGCCTACCATATCCCGCAGATTGAACTCGTCGAAGCGGTAGCCGGGGTTGGAGTCTTCCAGGGCGGTCTTGAAGGACTTGAAAAAGCCCAGAGCAGAGGGCTTGTAGCTGCGGCGGAGCTGGATAGGCCAGAATCCCGCACGGGCGAAAGTGTCGTTGTTATTCCCCTTGTATGTCCCCTCAGCAAAGTCCCACTCAATCAAGAGGTATTCCTTTTCCTCCACGTCTTCCACGCGGCAGATTGTGGCAATATAAGCGCCGGGCTTGGGGTTGTCAAACTCGGAAGCCTCCTGAACCTCGTCCCAGTTGATTTTATTCATGCTCGGTTTCCTCCTTCTTGGGGGTCAGGCCCCAGTATTCACGGATGGTGGTGTCCACCAGCTTCAAATCGTTGTCTATCTCTTCTGGAAACATGTCTATGGGAGATTTTGCGGTGCTGAACCCCTCAGACTGGGTGATGAAGTAGTGCTTGTCTTTCTCGGAACGGCAGAGGAGGACGATGGAGAACAGACCCTCTACCGTCAGTTTCTCGTCCAGCATCTTACCGATGGTCTTGGCTTTCAGCGTGCCGTCCGGGTTGGACTCGGTATGATGGAGGAAGTAGACGATGCAGTCCCTCGGTGTCTGTGTGATGACAAACTGGATCAGGTTACGGAAGTTCAGGGCGATGTCGGTAAACTTGTTATAGCCCGTCTCCTTGGCCCGGTCGAAGAACTCGAAAGCCAGCAGATACTGACTGTCGTCGATGGCATAGGTTTTCAAATTCGGAGCAGAAAGAGACTTAATGATGGTGGGATAGGTCGCGCCGTTGATGGTAGGAAGCGCCTTGCGGAAGGGCAGCGGCTTGGAGGCCACGTTGAACACGCCGATCTCGGCGGGGTCGAAGTTGCGCAGGGCGGTGGACTTGCCGGAGCCGGATTCGCCCAAAACCAAAACTGGGATTCCCATTTATGTACCTTCTTCCTTGTCAAATATTACGGGGCATTCAGCGCCCCGGCTATCAAATGGATAGGGCAAGAACTCGCCGGTGAGGGCGCATTGGTGGCGCTTGAGGCCCTCCCGGTATTGGATGTAGGGGCACCACTGGCAAACCGTTAGCCCATTGGGGAAATGGACGGCCACGGTGGCCGTGCCAGTAGTGTAGTAGCTCACGCAGGTATCGCGGCTCATACGTACCGCTCCACTTCCAGGCCCATCTCAAGCGCCACCTGCTCCGGGCAGTCGCTCAGGGCCTTGCTGACTGCGGCCCGGAAGCAGTCCGGGCAGAGCCACCGCCCCTCCCACTGAAACCGGGCCTCGCCGTGGTAGACCTCCTGGCGGCACTTCTCGCAATAAGCAGATGCCGGAGTCGTCTGGCTGTCATACAATGGGATGTGCATTACAGCTCCTCCTTCTCCAGTCCGTTTCCCTGGATTTCGATATAAGAACGGTACATAGATCCGCTTTGCTTCTCCTTTCCTATGGAAACTACATAGCCCAGCTTAAGAAGAAGCGTACCAAGGTCAAGCCAGTCCTGATTGGACATATTTCCATTGCGCTTTTGATACAATTTCATTTGACTTTCCTTTCTAATCGTCATAAAATGTAAATAAACAAATGTTTCCCTTGCCGCCCTCCGGTCTCGCACACCGGGGAGCGGCGCTTTTATTCGTAAATAACGGCTTCCGCCCGTGTAATAAAATGATGAATGCCAGTGGAGCACTCGTTCCATCGGTTATCGTCGAAATCAGTCACCTCAACGGTTTCGCCTATGGCATAAACAAAGTTCGGATCAAAATTACTCCTTACTTGGTCGCCCCCAGGATTTCCGTTGATATCTGTGATACTCAATACCTTGGCCTTACTGGCGCGGCATTTTCGGCTAGTAGCGGAGGACCGGCGTGCATCTGCGGGGATTTCCAACTCCACAACAAGGCCACTTGCCTTTTTATAGCCGATATAAGAACCGGAATCTGGGCATTGCAGCGGGTAAAAAGCTGTATGAATATCCCATATCATTTGATCCATAGATGCACGGCTCAGGTTGGCATTGCACAGGTCGGCACCGCGCAGGTCGGCATCGCACAGGTTGGCATCGCACAGGTTGGCACCGCTCAGGTCGGCACCGCACAGGTTGGCACCGCTCAGGTCGGCACCGCACAGGTTGGCACCGCGCAGGTTGGCACCGATCAGGTCGGCACCGCACA